CTTGGCGATTTCGGTCGAGTCCTGGAACAGACCTTTGAGCTGATCAACCAAGTCCACCTGCTCAGTCGTGCCGATGTTGGCGACACGGTCGGAGGTGGGGGCGAGGTTGTCGTCCAGGATCTTCTTGCCCTGCAGGACGTGACGGAGCGTCATCGCCGTGCCGACGTTGTTGACCTGGTTGAAGACCTGCTTATACACGGTCCCCATCACGTCGTATTCGACGTTGGCCACCAGCGCGGAAATCGCCGGCTGGATGTAGCGGTCGGAGAAGTCATCGATGCTCAGAGCCAATTCAGAGCTTGAGAACGTGAAGTCCACGTGCCGCTGGGTGCCAACCGTCAGGGTGACGGAGGTTTCCGACACGTCAGTAGTGGAGAGCGACGGGCCGGTGACGGTGACGAACTGGTTGGGCAGGCGAATCTTGAGGCTGTCGCCGATCTTCGCGCCGGTCTTGGCGTAAGAGTCGTCGTACTGCCGGTCGATGGTGCCGAGGAAGTTGGCCTTCTGGTGAAGGATGCGCAGTGCTTCATTGGTCACTGCGGTAGGCGTAAGGAGGGTATTAGCCATGGGTGAATCCACGAGTTAGGACGACCGCCTAAGCGGTTGGTCCGGTTCAACTCGTCGGGATTCATCTTGTCCGTGCGGTTGGTCCTTAGGACTCCGCCGTGACCTTTCTCGCCGACATCAGCTCAGGATGCTTTCCGGTATTTGGCCGGGATGCGCGGGTCCTGGGCGTTGCGTATCTTTGCAAACTCCTCCGGCGACAGATCAGGATCGTTTAGATCCTTCGCTGCGGGAGTCTTGCCTGTGACTTTGGGAACCGGTTGGGCTGATGGCCCTTTGGGCGGCTCTACGGCCTTGGCAAGACTCTGCCGGTGAGTATAGGCATCGTGAAGTATACTCCAAGTGGAAGCGTCGTCAATACTGTCGAGGTACTCGGGCTTCACTCCGCGTTCTTTTGCGAACTCTCGGAGTTTCTTGTCGAGTTCACTATTCCACCCGCTGACCTTCAGAGGCAGTTCGCGCTCCAATGCGGCCCTACGCTTGGCGCGCTCTTCGGCCTCGGTGCGGGCGTCGTTCTCGATCTTCTGCCGTAAGGACTCCTGAAGGCCCTGACGCTTCATCATCAGGGCGTTCATCTGGACTTGGGCTCTCTGAGCCGCCGCGGGGTCGGATTGTGCCCAGGCGTTCCAGTCAACCTTCTGGTATTCCGCAAGCTGCTCGTTCATCGACTGAATCTGGACAATTTCGCCAACATGCTTCTGGAATAGTTGCTGGCGCTCGGTGAATTGCTTGGTCTGCTCCTCGTACTGCCGGCGCTGCTCTGCAATCTCCTGGGTTTTCTTGCGGTAGTCGGCCTCCCGAAGAACACCGGACTTGAGCGGCGGAGGTACTTTGTACTTCTGCCCGTCCTCCCACTCGACTTCCTCGGAATAGGACGCCCACGGGTCAGCAGGTTGCTCGGCAACAGGTGCCGGGGTGGCGGCAGCGGGATCAACGCCAAGCTGTTGGTTGACTTCAACGCCGGTATCGGCGGCAGCTACATCAGACATTTGCACTCTGGGGCTGGGGTTTTGTAAGAGCAGTTATTGCAGCGGTCTCTCGCTTGATTTCGGCGTCGGCCGCGGCCTTCTCTCGCGCGATCTGGATCTCCGCACTCGCTTTCTGCTGAGCAAGGGTGATTTCGTTGGCCGCTTTGGCCCGCGCAATTTCGATTTCAGTCGCGGCGTCCTGTTGCTTCACTTGGGCTTCGACTTGCGCCTTCATCTGCGCGGCCTGCGTCTCGGCCTGGGCTTTGGCCATGGCAATCTGCACTTCAGGCGGTGGCGGAGGGGGTTGGCCGGAGGCTTTCTGCTCCTGTGCTTGCACAATGGGGTTTGCGAGCCGTAGCCGTTCGGCCAACTCTTCGGCGCCGGGCCAGTCGAAGTTCTTAACGACTAGATCGCCGGCAACACCCCACAGCTGCGGAGCAGCGCGGCCCATCTCAATCATCTGGGCTGCGGCCTCTTCTCTCCGGGTGGTAAATCCAGGCCCCGACTTGACCACGACATCGTACTTGCCAACGGTCAAATCAAAGATTTGCTCAATCCCCTCAGGCCCAGGGTGCTTCTGATTCACCTGTACGCTTGAGGGCGTCCCGTCCTCACCCAAAATACGGACAATACGGGGTTGGTCGTAAACCAACGGGATCATGTCAACGATGCACACACCCGCGCAATGGATGGAGCGATTCAGGTTGTCGATGAAGTGATATGTTCCGACATCGGACTCCCGCTTGCGCTGGGAGATGGCAATACCCGATGTCTCATTCGAGCGATTGCCCATCGCGGCGTCGAAGATGCCAGTCGCTGACTTGATGTCGTCCGCGGCGCTGAGGGCTTCCTGTAGGGCTCCCGCTGCGATACCGGGGAACGGCTGACGCTGCGGACCAACCGGACCTTTGTAGCCGATGAAGGCCCAATTCTTGCTGTTGGCCGTGGCCCACTTGTTGGCGTCAACGCCTTCAAAAGCTTCCTCAGGGCCGATGTACGGGGCCTTGGGAGCGAGAGCCACGGTCTCAGTTGAGATGGTGCGCCAGTAGTTGAACATCCGCTGCGGGTCTTTGGCGTCACGGATCAGGGAATGGAAGTACCGCTTGCCCTCGATATTCACCTCATCGCCGTAGACCGGGATAACCGGGATGTACCGACCTACCCAGGATGTCTCCTTGAGGATCTCGCCGGCCGTCATCAGGCGCTGAGTGACGCGTTTGACCTTGATCGTTCGCTCGATAACGACAGTCGCGCCTTTGGCGTCAAAGATGTGCTTGTTCTCGGCGTACTTATCGGCAGAGAGAATGGTCCCATCCGACAGTTTGACGATTAGCTGCTCGTCATCGGTCCTGACCCAGTACTCAGCCCGCCTGATTTGGTCCTCGGTAATCCACCCCGAGTCACCAGATGCATCCCAGCTAGAGGGATTGGAGCCCGGATATTCCCGAGCGTGCCGCTCCTTGTTCACCATTTCGGTGATAAAGCAGTCATCCCAGTCGGATGAATCGGGGGCCTGTGTGTCCGCGTCCCAATAGACGCTGAACTGATTGGGGATACGGCTGATGCGTATGCCCATGTCGAAGGAGTAATCACCCTCATAGTCGATGTCGATGCGGAAGAACCCGAAGCCGCCATAGACCGAATGCTCTACAGCAGTGTCATAGGCTGCTGAGGCTTCCGAAGCTGCCTCAATGTTCCGAATGATGCCGTCGAATATCTTGGCGGTCTTAACGTCGGCCTGGCTGTCGGAGGGCAGAACCTTGATGGAGGGCTTGTTAAGGCGGGCGTCGTTCGTGACCTGCTTGCCGATAGCATTGAGCTTGTTGACGGTAAGACATGGTCTGCCTTCGGCCTGTCTGTCGGCCTTGACCTGATCGGGCCACTGCTCACCACGGCGGGCGAACTTGATATCCTCCAGGGCTTCCTTGCGGACGGTAGACCAGGTGGATTCGTTGCGGGCGAAGCGCTCCTTGGCTTCCTTGAGGGTGTTGGCCTCGCTCATGCGGGGATCGCCTTCTCCATGGGGCATTCCCCGATTTTCTTGCAGTCGCCGGCCTTACGATGACGAATAGCTTGGCACTTGGGACACTGAACGTGCCCGCTCGGGATGGGAGTTGCCTCCGATACGCTCGGCTTGGAGACGCTGAGGATGCGCCGCATGATTTTCGGGCCGATGCTCATCCCATCCACGCTCCGGGGCCGTGGTTCATGGGCTTCTGCTTGGGCTTATCGCGCGGGGCTTCGTAGGCCATGCTCATCAGGCCAAATGCGTCAGCTCCGTGCGACGACCAATCGTGCTCAGGCCCTAAGCCAATCTCGCGGTGATCGTCGGACTTCTTCTCGTGATACCAGCCAAGGGCTTCGCGGCCGTCGTCCGTGGTCGCCTCGTCAAACCAGATTGCCGGGAACATGCGGCGGGCTGACTCGATGCGCATACGAGCAGCACCCTTGCCCTGGTTCGGAATGACGGTGACGTTGTAGCCGGCTTCACGGAAGGCGCTGGCAAAGGACACGTCGTAAACGCGGTCGTTCGTGTCGCCGTCGTGCGGGAGGTAAATATCTGCTCTCTGCGGTGTGTAGCCTTTCGAATGCAGCCACTGAATGTGCGTGGCAATCTGCTGGCCTTGGGCCTCGTAGTAATCTCTGACCCTGATTTCC